TTAAGTTTTTGAGATGACTCTAATACTGTAGATAAAATGGCATTAGCTCTAGTTTCGCTAACGTTTTTAGATTTAAACACAGTTTCATACAATTTATATTCTTTACCAAGTTCAGTATTGACAAAGTATTTTTTCAATAATTTGATTGCCGGAGAGTCTTTACCTGAAAGAGTATCGGCCGTTACCTTACGAACGATAATCTCAAACAGAATGCCTGTATTCTTAAATTTTGAGTGTTTTATATACATCAATATTTATTTTTTTATAAATATACTAAAATTATTGCTCCTTAATATTTGATTCATCAAGAAGCGAATCTTCCGCGTCTTTTTGTTCAAATACTAATTTTTTTCCACCAACTGGAATTCCTTTTAGCATATCCTGATGCTTATAAAACTGTGAGCTTCCTTCAAGAGCTAAAGGTGATCCACCTTTAAAATCTACTTTTAGTTTGTCGTTAGAATTATAATCTTTTTTCATTCCGGCAGAACCTAATCTATCTTTACCAAAGTTATCATCTTGGGTATTTCTTTTAGATACTTTTTCTTGTGGACGACCTAAAGGTGTCTTTTCATCTTCATTGTAACCGTCAGGGACATTTGCAGGATCAGACATCATTCTGCCTTGACCATACAACGAAGCTAAATCATGAGGCGTACCATATGATTTGCCGGTTTCAACTGGGTCGTTACCTTCATTTTCGATTTGACCCAAACGGAATTTACGTTTAACATCTTCACGAATAAGATCTCTATACTCATCGTATTGATCTTCGCTCAAGTGGAAGATATTATCATAAATCCAATCAGATGGGAATAACTGAGATTCCATCATCTGTGAAGCTAGTTCCATTTTTTCTTTCATTAGTGCTACTCTTTCTTGATCGTAGATAATTGAAGGAGTAGTTAATGAAAGTTCGAAATTAGCTAATTGTTCATCTCTATAACCTTGGGTGTAAAGGTGAACCAAAGCAATTTTATACAATTCTGAGACAATGATACGTTGAATTCTTTCAATCGTACGAGCGAAACGGATGTCTTGAGCTGCTAATGTAGCTTTACCATCTGTGTTTTCATCGTAACCCATGAATGCTTTAGGCACTTTAAGAGCTGCAAATAATTTGTCTCTTAAGTACATAACGTCTTCAATTCCATCCCATTGTAAACCATTTAAGTTTTCAATCTTAGTAACATTGTCATTACCACGGACTGGGATGTAGAAGTCTTCAAGAAGGTTTTGCATATTATACTTAAGGTTATACTCACCCGTTGATTGATCAACGTAAGGGGTACGCTTAAGTTTTGATACTGTTTTCTCCATAAATGCATCTACTTCATTTGGAGGAATAGAACCAACATTCATGTAATAAATTCTCTTTTCAGGTGCACGAACGATTCTGTGAATCAACATCGCGTCCTCCATCAAAGTATATTGCTTAAATAACTTACGAGCTGGTTCAATGTAAGATCTACCATAAGGTAAGAAGTTAACATCCGTTAATAAACGGAAGTGAGCCATTTCATAGTTGTCAAAAATAATAGAATTTGCTGTTGAACCAGCATTTGGGACATTATAGTAACCATAATCAGAAGCAGAAACACCTTCAGGGTCAAATCTATATTTAACTTCTGTTGGGTTTTCTTTATCTTGGCCCTCTAATCTTTCAATATGAAATGCAGTGTAAGGAATAACATTGTAAACACCAAATTTCTCAGCAATTTCTAATTTTAAGAAGAAATCACCATACTTACACATATTACGAATCCAGGGCCAAAGGTTAAATTCTACGTTTAAGACGTCATAAAATAAGTTATATAGAATCTTTTGGATGTCTTCGTCGGCTGATCTAATTTGTAACACTTCACCCATATCATTTTTAAGGGTACTTTCATCAGCAATAATGTCAAGAGCAGATGCGATAATAGCATCTGTATCCATCGCATCATAATCTGAGTATAAAGAAGGTCTTAAATACTGATAGTTAAAATTAGATTGCTGTCCATATAATGAGGTGCCTGAGTTAGTATAAATTCTATTAAATCTATCTACTAAAGCATTGGTTTCATAAGTACCGCTTTGTTGGATTTGATTTACATCAAACACCTTAAGTTGATTACCGCCCACATTGCGGATAACCACATCTGTGGAGAATAATCTTTGCAGTCTTGAAAATAAACTAGTATCAGCCATTCTATCGTTTTTTTATAAATATTACAGTAGCCATCTTATGTCATGAGAATTACCATTAATATCCATATTATATGGATTTTGAACGGAATTCGCTGAGTATCCACCACTGTGTTGAACTTTATTTGATTTAACACTTCCTAAAGCTGCACGAGCCATATCTAAACTTTGCTGTTGAAACTTTAAAGAAGTATCTCGTAGGAACATACCAATCCCAAATGACATAACCAAGTCATCGTTGTAACCTGTTTGAGCTTCTGGTCTTCCGTTTTTCCAAACGAATACTTTCATTTCTTCTAACAATCGTTTTGAGCGAATTGTAACACTTTTATCACCAACAAATTCTCTAAATTTATTGATACAAAGTGGTCTTGTTCTCATTGACATTGTAAATCCAGGAGTCATTTCACTGTTACCTTCATACACACGAAGATAAGATTCGGCAGTTAATTGATCTGATTTAGGGGATTGATATAAATTTCTATATCCTCTTTCAATAATTGCATCGAGTGTAGCCCATCCAATGTTTGCATTTTCTACTACTAACATTGCATTGTTGTATTCAGTAGCTAAACCTGTGAGGAAGTATCCGAATTCTTTAGGTGGTAATTGACCTTTGTATTCTGCAACTTGAGTATTAGTGGCAATATCAATTACATGACATGCTGAGAAGTCTTTACCATCACCTCTAGCAACGTCAGCTATTACCATATACTCTCTAGAATAGTCTGCAGGTTCCCAAATCCATAAATTTTGGTCTACACCTCTACGCTCTACAGGATCTTGGATTGTAGTAGTTTTAATAAATTCAATCCATTCACTATAAAATACAACATCACCTGAGGTGCTAAAATCACAATCACATTCTTGTGCTGCTAATCTAGGGTCGCCTAGTAATTCATTTTGTCTATCTCTCCAAGTTTGATCACGTTCAGGGTGAACCCACCAAGGCAATTTAATTGGTAAGAAGTCATTTTGATTAGATTCTGCTGAAACCCAAGTTTTATGGAACCAGTTACCGGTACCATAAGGAGTACTTAATACAATAGCACCACCACCAGTAGCCAAGGTTTGTTGAGCTGAGGCCCAGATCTCACCAATTTGTTCAATAAATGCCGCCTCATCAACAATCAATAAAGATACTGCTTCAGATCTACCTGCATCACTTGATGCTGAAGTTGCTTTAATTTGGGAACCATTGCTTAATCGTAATGATAATTTATTATTTTCTTCAGCATCAATTTTAAGCCATGAAGGTAAATTGTCATACATAAATTTTACCTTCGTAACCATGTTACGGGCTGTTTCTTGCTTTGTTGCAATACAAAGAATGTTTTTATCCTTATGGAATAACATCATCCATAAAGAATAACCTGCTGATAAAGTTGAGATACCTAACTGTCTTGATTTTAAGATAATTGAGTAAGGATTATCTCTTAGTAAGTGTAATGTTTTTTCTTGGAATGGGTACAGATTAAAGATAACACGGCCTCTTTGAGGGTGTTGGATGTGGCAGTACTTCTTCATAAAGTGAGCAGGATCTTGGGCACACTTAAGATATTCTTGCCTAATTATTTGTTTTAAATCTGACATTAATTACCTATTTTCCAGTATAATCGACCAGAAATAACAGGTTGTAAATTTTCATTTACTCCTACTCCTAGTCCATAAACTTGGTATTTTTTATTTCTGTATAACAATTCACCACCTAAATAATTTAGTTGGTCTTTTTTACCTTGCAAACCTAAACCCCAATAAAATTCTCTATTATTAAGATAGATTTCTTTAGTAATTGTAGTTGTAGGAATTAAAACATTTGTTCTAATATCTCTTGCTAAAATAGTATTTTGAGTAATTGTATCATTAATTACTGCATATCCTAAAGTATCTATTTTTAAAGTATCTGAGTAAAAATATTTAGCATAATAATTTTTAAGGATATTTACAGTATCAATTGGAGTTGTAAATGTATCAATTACAGTTTCTATTCTAGTAATATATTTTGGAACGTACGTTTCTTTTATAGTTTCTACAGTATCATATCTAACTTCAACTGTAGTAATTACTTTAGGTTCAGTAATTTCTGGGGAAGAAGAACAGCTCCTTTGAAGCCAAAGGAGCACAAGCAATACTACAATAAGTAAAGTTTGGATATTTTTAAAGTAAGGCTTCAAGTTCTTTCTTGATTTTAGTTAATTCTTTTAATCGATTCAACAATTTTGATTTTTCTGGTTCTTCAGCTTTTTTCCACTGGTTGACTACTGATTTCATCAATCGAGTAGTTTCTCCTAATTTGTTAGCAATTTTAGTTACTGAATCTCCTTTTTTAAGTTGAGCATCCGTAGGTTCAACATCATCTTCTTCTGTTAAACCCTTCATAAGGTCTTGGGTTTTTTCTAATTCCTTATTTAATTCAGACTGTGCTTTTGTTTTATCTTGGATGTCTTTTGCTGTTTCCTCTTCAGACAACACAGAAATAATTTCTTCACGGAGGTATGCTTTAAACTCAGATTTTTTCATGATATGTTTTCTTTATAAATATCATGAAAAGATTACCTCTTTCATTTGTGCAATACGTTCTTCCGTAGTACCTGCTAAAGTATTAAGGTTTTTGATTCTATGATTATACTTATTTAAAAGCAATTGAATAGTTTCATCAATCATTTTTCTATAATCAGCATCAGTTTCTCTAACACCATTATCTTCAATTTCTACTCCTTCAGGAGATACATAGAAAATATAATCATAATCACGAAGCATATTAGCAGCAAAATCACAAAAATCTTGTGCCTCAATATAATCCATAGATTTAGAACATTTAGCAAATGCCATTACATCAATAATAGTACGATCTGTAATGATATTTTCTTGCATTAATTCACCAGCACGTTCAGCTAAAAATACTGCTTGTCCTTTAACTGTTGAATCAGTGTTCAATGGAATCCCCATTGCCATCAATTCTTTAGAACGCTCTGTTCTAGTAATATAATCTTTAAATTCAGGTACTTCTTGCAACGCATTTACAAGCGTTGTTTTACCTACTGACATTGTTCCGCAAAGACCTATTTTCATACTTGTGAATCTCCTGGTTTAACTCTATAACTATCTGCATCAAAATGTTGTGTTGATACCTCGAATATAGTGGCTCCTTCTGAAAGAGCCAACATTTGGTGGGGTTGTCCTGGCATTAGGTGGATACAATCACCTTCACTTACTATTTGCTCGTGTTCAGTAGCTGTTTCAGTATCAATCCATTTGTAAATAAATTGACCTTTAGCAATATACCATGCTTCATCTTTAAGCAAATGGTAGTGCATTGAAAATTGTTTTCCATTTTTAAACACTAAAAGCTTACCACAGTATAGATTATTATTAATAATCCATAACTCGTGACCCCAAGCTTTCTCGTGTCGCTCACCTTGGTAGGGTTGAGCTTCAATTGTTAAATCTCTCATATTAGAATCTTGCAGTTCCACCTCCGGCTTGTTTATACCAAGGAAGACCTTCTCTTTCTTTCATAATAGATCTATAATCTTCTTCGTTATATTGAATACCGCTTAAATAATATTCTTTTTTATATTCTGATGATTGACCTTTAATAGGTTCAATTGCTGGACCATCCCAACGATGATACTTGTAGTGGGGTTGGTCATTCATTTTAATAAAGTAATGTTTAGCTCCGCCTTTAATCATTACTTTTTCTTCATACAATCTTTCTGACATATAACTTAATTTTAATAGTGTTCAACAAAATCTGGGTATTCGTAATCTAGGTCTTGGTTCATTTCAAGGATCCACTCAGTTACATAAATTCCTTGTGCTCCTGAAACTGTAATTCCTCGTGCGCTCAAAGCATCTCCCACAAAGTGTACATTATTATAATCAACCAAAGCCAATGTATCATAATCTACAAGTGGTTCAGGCGACAAATACTTAACTTCAGGAATATAAACACCCCAATCATCACCCAATGTTGGGAATACCTTTTTCATATCTTCAATAAAGTCCTCAATGTATTGATAATAACCTTGGAAAGCATCTCGTACAGTTTGAAGACCTTCTTCATTAATATAATGAGCTTTAACCCAATTACCTTCTGAAGTAAGGGATTTATCTCTATTTGATGGGCTGTAGTAAAGACCAGCTGTGTATTTGGCTCGGAAACGGCCTTGTGCTCGTTTACTACCTCCACCTTCTCCAGGTACAATGTTGTGACGATTTACTTTAGAAACCAATTCACGAGACCAATCAAATGGCTTTTCAATACCTGGGATTTCCATCAGGATACCAAAGTTAGTCATATCATTGCGATACGCTTCATCTTTTTTAGCGTGACCATTGTAGCTATAATCACCATATGTTTCTTCAAGTGCTACATATGCTGCATTGTTGTTTGTACAAAATGAACGAAGTGAAACACCATTATCGAATTTACGATACAATTTAAAATCATATGAAATATCGATCAATTCTTGGAAGTGTTTTTGTGGTGCCTCAAATCGCACCCCAATTTGTACTGGTTTTGGTTCAGTAGGTAAGGTGTAATCTTCAGCCAATTTCTTTCCAAAATCAATACCTGATTTACCAACTGCAAAAATCAAACGATCATATTCAAATGTATAATCTAAATCAGATTGTAGTACGTTTACAGTACCTGTATAATTTTCAAAATCGATTGCAGTTACCTTAGCTTCCCATTCAAATTTAACACCTTTAGATACTAGATAATCGTACCAATTTTTACCAATCTCATGTAGATAATCTGTACCAACGTGCCAAACAGGGAACAAACGTAAACCAAAATATGGTTTAATAAAATCTGGTTCTGCTTCAGGATTTGAACATTGTACTTCTTCTGGTTTAGGATGGAAACGTTTAAAGTTGTTGATTACCTCATCAAACAATTCCATTGCCTTTTCTTCTCCACAATACTTAGACATATGACCTCCAATAGCAGTGTGGTAAGTTAGTTTACCATCACTCCAACCACCAGCACCAAGGAAGCCTGTCATTACTTCTTCAGGCTTTCGTTCGTATGGGCTTTTACCCATGTCAATAATTGTGATGTGGTCACCAGGATAACCATTGTCTACAAGCTTTGTTGCTGCATTGACGCCTGCTACACCAGCGCCTACGATTACTATTTTCTCTGCCATTTTAGACTTTTAGATTTGAATAATTTTAAACATGTAAATATAAAAAAAAGAGCTGCGGTCTCAAAATTGAGGCCACAGCTCTCGGAAAGCTTTTTTAAATCGACGGGCTATGAATCCGTCTGTAAGTTAAGTTCTATTAAGTCTTTGGAACAAGAAATGATGGGTTTTGACCAGGTTCAAGGAATACCACAACACATCCAATAGCAAATAAACCATTTACAGTATCAAGAATGTCATTCGAATTATTACTATCCGCTGATCCTACCCAAGTTGGGAAATTAGCACCACTCATAGAACCATAAATAATAGTATACAGCGCTTTAAACTTTTCAGAGGAGTTTGGGTCAGAGGCTATGTCAGTTCCATCAACACCACTTATACGAAAAGTTGCAAAGCCACAAAGTGCTGCTGTTCTTTGTTGGGCTGGGTAAGCTACACATATAGCACCATTTGGGTGGACTCCAGGATCTAATTCGGGCCATTTTTGGAAGTACCACTGATTATCACTTCCTTGTTTAGTACTAACATCAAACACATTAAACCCTAGAGATCTACCCCCAACCGGAATATTTTGTTGACCAACAGTAGCTAAATACATAGAATAGGCTCGGTTAGGAATTGCCCCTACACCTGCAACACCTGAATTTGCATACCAAGCTCTTACATCTTGGCATGAAGGGTGTTGTGTTGCAATGTTTCCAACAGTAGTAACATTATAAATTTCTGTGTTTACACTTGCTACTTGGAATACTCCATTAGCTGAGGGTTGGTAACTGTACCATTCTAAAGCTGAGAAATTTGCCATCCTTATTTAAATATTTTTATTCTTAGTTTATCTTGACCTTTTATGACTCTATGCCACTCATGTCGCATAATACATATT